GACTTTAAGATTAGCATGGATACGAGTGGTGCTACTGATTTCCCTACTCTTCTTCAATTAGACGAACGCCTCGGAGGTCAGGCACTTATCAAAGAAATCTCTATCTATAGTTCGGCAGAAAAAGGGTCAGTTTTGTTAGAACAGATTTCGAATTATAATTCTATGGTTTCGGTCATGCGTGATTATGATACGAATGATACTGATAAGCGTAAGCGTGCTATGACTGAGGGTGCTACTATCTGGATACCGCAGACCCGAGGTACATTAGGAACTACTCGCTCAGAAGCGTCTAACTGTACGGCTACTAATCCGTATTTCCAGCAGGTCGCTAATGGTTCAGGTAATAAAGTAGCTGTTTTCGGAAGCGATAACTTTACCACCTGTAAACTCTGCCTCCCATTAGAAACAGGAATTTTCCGTAATAATAAAGTATGGGTAAATATGTTAACTGGTTTAGAAATAGTCATAACCCTCGAAGACGCTGAGAAATGTATTCGCCCTCTTGATAGCACCCTTCGTAATCGCAGACTTAAGCTTAACCCTGTATTCCATTCTATTAATGGTTCGTCTGCCCCTGATACATGGTTGAATGGTTCGGCTCATGATAGGTTCTATATTAAGAAAGATAATACTAACCTCACTCCTGCTCTATGTCCTTTCGTAGTAGGTGAAAAAATTAATTTCGTCAGTCCTGATAATGCTTCTGCTTCCGCCTTCTCGGCTGGTGCTGATATTTTATCTATTAATGCTTCTTCTACGGCAGACGGAACTAAAGGTCTCTTAGAGGTTATTCTATCTTCTGCTATTACGCTGACTAGTGCTGACGCTGTCGCTGAAGGGTGGTTCGTGTATTCGGAAAGTATCGCTGATAGTGCTGGTCTGTATAAACCGACATATAGTTTCTCAAACGTGGAACTTGTGGTACAAGAAGTAGATATGGGTAATTCATACGTCCAGTCTGTTATGGGTTCTATGAAAGAGAAAGGTGTTATCGTCCATGACGTTCTCTCGGCTCAGAATTACAGATACTCTCAGTCTGCTTCGGACACGGTCGCTAACATTCGACTTCCCCTCACTAATGCTCGTGGTAAGTCTATTATCTGTGTCCCTCAGGATAGTTCTACTTACACCGCTAAACAGCGTCTCTCGTGTACTGGGACATATTCTACTATCTCCACCGCTGACGGAACACTTAACTCCGCCGACCAGTTCCGAGGCATTAGCGACCATATTACAGATTACCAGTTTATTTATGACGGTCGCCTACAGCCTTCTCGTCCTGTCCGCTGTTCTAAAACGTCCAGCGATATTTCCATAGACGCTCAGCCATTAATCGAGACGACCAAAGCTCTCGTCCAAGCTGATATCTCTGCGAAATCATTAGCGTCATTTAATTCTAACTATTGTGTATCTCGTGCCCTAGCACTAAACAAGGGTGTTTATGATACTCGTAATAAAGACTTTAACCTTCAGGTTAACTATCAGGAAACTACCGCTCCTACTAAGAATAAATTATGGAATAATTACGTCTTTCATTTAAGACGTATTAATATTCGTGGTGATAGTATTAGTGTGGAATATTAAGTAAAGCTAAGTTATCATTTTTATCTTTTTTTATTAATCTTTTTAAGAAATATTTTATATAATAATTAGTATAAAATATGAGTAATCGTTTCCTTGAAATCCAGCCAACCAATTCTAATGCTTCCTTTTCGTATAATGAAGGACGACCAATTATCACTTTCCAAATTTCAGAGCAGGAGGCTATGCTCCTCCCTCGCTCTGTTCGGTTTGTAGGTCAGTTTAACGCCTACAAAAATCAGGACAGAGAAGTAGACACTACTAACCGCTTATCCATGGATAGTCGTCTAGGTGTCTGGTCGATTATCGATCAGCTGGTTATTAGTTCAGTTCGGTCAAAACAATCCATAGAACACCTGAGACATGCGAATAGGTTCTATTCCACATTCTTCCCTTCTACTTCAGACGAGAAGCACCTAATCGGAGCATTCGGAGAAACAGGTCTCACACTTCCTTCTACTGACGGACAGCGGACTTCTGTTATCTTAGAGAGTTCTGGTTCTGGAACTCTCGGAAGTTCTGCTAATAATAATGAGTTCTGTATCCATTTACCTTCGGGCTTGTTATCGGGCACAGGTGCTATTCCGCTTTCAGCTCAGTCAGGAGTCGGGGGCCTCGAAATTTCCATTCATTTAAGTCCAAGTTCAGCAGTGCTGTTTGATAAGAGTGGAGACGCTTCAGGAGCAGGTTTACTAAATGCTTTCTATGAAGTATTTAACTGTAAGTTAGTATGTGAAGTTCATGACCCAGTCGCTATGCCTTCTGGAACTGGAGGTCAGCTAGAATACAACTCCTTCTCTGGATACTACCAGACTATTAACAGCACGAACGCAGACATTAACTTCTCTCTCGGTCTATCAAGGGTTAAGGGTGTTTTCATGAACTTCATTCCTTCGTCGTATCTTAACAACCTTAACCAGAACTCTATGGCTACTCTGATTCCTACTCGTGCTACAGGTGAAATCGCAGACCTCTCGCAGGTTGTCTTTACTAAAGGAGGAATGCGGTATCCACTAGACTACAACGTAGACACGGCATACAAGCAGGACACCTCTCAGAAACAGGTAGACCCTCAGGTTTATCGTAATGGGCTTAATGCCGTTATTCCGTTTAACGCGGTTTCGCATTCCCTCATTTCACCGATTAACTCTAATAAGGACTGGACTACAAATGGAAACTCTGTCTTAGAGGGAGGTGTTAACTATAATGTAGGTGTCGCATATGACACGGTAGGCTCAGAAGGTTCGAATTTTATGAATGAAGCGTGGGGAGTACAAATGGATATCGGTCTTACTGATAACAACCCTGTCTCTGCTTTTATCTTCGTGAATGCGAAACAGACCCTCCTTTTCTCCGCAGGTCAGGTTCAAGTCCTCCAATAATTTCTATACTTTTTAATTAACAATTTATTTTTAATTTTTTTATATTTATTAAGTTATAAATATAATGAGCTACTCTAAAGACGATATTCCTTCTTTCCTTCAGTCCGCTGGTGCGGAAATGGTTGATACGGAACAACGTATCGACACAATTATTCATGAGCCTGTAGTTGTAAGCGATAGTTTCATTCGCTTCGAATTTCAGTCCTCAGGTCTATTGAACCCAAAATCTCGCATTACCTTCGCTATGGATACTGCTACTGATTGTTTCTTTCCTCTGAATATCGGTGTCGGTTCTCTTATCCAGAGAGCTACGCTTCGTATCGGTGGTAAGACTATCTGTGAAGTAGAAGACTGGGCTCATTACTTCGCCTATAAATCTATGTTTGTAGACCAAGAGGTTAACAAGCAGAGAGAGCAGTTTAACTCTGGACGCTGTATGAGTAATTCCGTAGAATATGAAGACGATACTCTAGTTTCGGATACTATCGGTATGGACTTAGGTGTAGAACCTGTAAATAATGCTGACCCTCTACTGACTGATACTTCCCTTCTTCCTTTCCAGAAACTTAATAACGGTGGTGTTTTCTCTCTAACGCTAGACCAGCTCGTACCCTGTCTCGCAGGTATCCAACTACCACTTTTCATGCTCTCAGAAAGCGTCCAACTGGAACTCACCCTCTCTTCGTCTGTAGGTAAACGTGTCTGCCTCCCTGCTTCTGCTTCTGGTTCGGTCGCTTCTGCTTTCCCCATTGACCAGATTGAAGTTCGTATGATAGCTGATTACACCTTCCTAGACGGAGACGCTATGAATGCCTTCGCTCAGGCAAATAAAGATTATGAATACACTTTCCTAGAACCTCGCCTCACTAAAACTACTCTGGCTGACGCTAGTGCGTGGAATAACCAGATTAGAAATGTAGGAGGTGCTGGTCGCCGTGTCCCTAAAATGTTCGTCATGATTACCTCTGATAAAATGGGTCTTAATGCTTCTGACGCACCTGAAGCAGGTCTTAACCCTCTCACACTCCTTAATGAATATCGTGGTATCGCTCCTTACACAGGGGACGAGGCTACAGGTGAATACG